GGCATCGGGGGTATTGTTAAGATATTAATGGAAGGAAGAGGTATGCGCCTTCCTGAAATCAAAGAATTGTTCGGAAACTATCTGGATGATAATACTCCTCCACCAGTTGATCAGGACATACCACAAGAGCTTGGCATTACATTTAAAAGAGCTATTGATATTAATACACCATACGACTCCGAACATTTATACCTGTCTGGTGATGGTGAAATCCTGTGTCGTGTTAGAAGATACAACATAAAAGACAATGCTGGTAATCCAGTTATGGATAGTCATGGCAAGCCCAAGAAAGAATTTAGACAATTTACAGATTCACCATATCCAAGAATACCTGATGTAAGACCATTGTATAACATACCTAACATTGTGGCTTCTGAGAAAGTCATATGGGTTGAAGGAGAGAAATGTGCTGATGCTTTAAATGAGATTGGTTACACTGCTACCTGTACTATGGGAGGTGCAGGAATGTTATCTCGTAAGTCAGCTAGTCGTTTTGATTTTAGTCCATTACGAGACAAAGAACTAATCATATGGGGAGACAATGACAATGCAGGTCGTAAGGTAGCTGAACTGGTTCAGGAACTGGCATTGAATGCAGGAGCTAGATCGGTAACTACATTGACTCCTCCCAGAGGTAAGCCAGAGGGTTGGGATGCAGTTGATGCCATATCGGAGAGCTTTGATGTACAACATTTCTTAAACACAACAGTTAAGCATACTAAACGTAACATTAATTTACTGGATGATAGTTTACTGGTTAGCAGATTTGAAGGCAATGCACCCGAACAAAAGTTCTTAGTCGATGGCACGTTTCCGTTGGGTGTACCAATTATATTTTCTGCAGCAGGAGACGCTGGTAAGGGTATGATGACACTGGATTTAGCAATGAAAGTAGCATCGGGTCAGCCTTTAGCAGAGAGTTTTGGTAGCACTATAGGTGAATTTGGCAATGTTGTGATCTTTACAGCAGAGGATGATGAGTCAGAAATGCACAGGAGAATTGAGCGTTTAGATCCGAACAATTTGAGATTTTCGTACAGGCATGAGCTTCGTGTAGTCTCACTGCCTAACGTGGGAGGTGTCTTTCCAATACTTCAGGACACAAGAGATGGTTATAGCACCAGTGATGAGTTTAATAAACTTTACGAACAAATCTTGCAAATGAATGATTTAAAGTTGATTATCTTTGATCCTTTGGCTTCTTTTGTTCATGCAGATGTAAATGCAGATCCAGCAGCAGGAGCTGCCTTGACTGGTTTACTGGCACAGATCGGGACAGAAACTGGAGCTTCTGTGGTCATGTGTCATCATATGACTAAAGTTAAAGATGATACAATCATTAATACTCCTGAACAAGCAAGATTGCTTATTCGTGGCACTTCAGCACTTGTTGATGGTGTTAGATGTGCTTTTGCACTTTGGCAAGTTGATGAAGCTACTGGTCGTAGACGTTGTATGGATATAGGCACAGATTATGAAAGAAACAGATGCTTTGATGGAGCAGTTGTAAAAAGTAATGGACCTGCTAACAGAAACATTAGACATTTCGTTAGAAATAGTTACTCTGGATTATTAGAAGACAAGACAGAGGAGATCAAACGATTACACTCTGGCACAAACAGAGAGATTAAGAAAGATGCTCTGTTTGCTTGGATTGCAACCTGTGAGAGGGAGGGCAGGGCTTTGACACAACAGTCAGGAGCAGATGCAATAGGACAAAGATTAGCATCGGATCACGATGCACCACAAGTATTGCAGAATTTAACACAAAGAAGTATTGACGGAATTGTTCGGGAACTTATAAGAGAATCACGAATCGGGAAATACTCATTCACAGCATCGGGTGGTCGTAAATGGCTTGGGACAACAGATGGAGTTATGTCTCAGGGTGAATACGAAGCCACAACAGCAACGGATAATGTCTAAGAAGGGCAGATATTCTAAACAATCAAGAGACTACAACGCCCTCCGTGCCTACACAAAAAAGATATTAAAACAAAAAACTGTGCCAGATGAGTCCGAACAATTATTCGAAGACGATCCCAGAGCTGCCGAAGAAATTGAATATGGTAGGGTCATAAAAAAATCTACATATGTATTTTCAAAAAATATTTTAAGTGATTTATAAAAAAAATTTATATTTATACTTGACTATCATGTAATGAATACTATATACAACTATTATGAACTATCATAATAGGAGCAAGTAGATGAAGTTTAAAATTATATGGAACAAAAAGGATCAGCCAACTCTTGAGGAAGCTCAAGAGTTTGTTGGTGGTTGGGTTGAGTGTGTACGTTTGAGTAACGGAGATACTTTGCTTATTGATGAAGAGGGTAAGCTTAAAGGTAAGGAAGTTAATCAAACTGCTACTATGCACTTTGTAGCTAGTTATGGCATGACAGACGTTATTGCAGGAGATGCCATGTTGATTGCAAAAGGAGCAAATACAAAATGGAAATAAAAAATTACAAATGTAAAAGACCTAAACAAGGTTACAACACAGAAAAAGAAAGACAATTAGCAAAATGGTCTGACGTTTCTGATTGGGAAGTGTTTTATCAAGGTAAAAAGATTGGTTGCATTTATTATGTTGGTACACAATTAGTTTCATGGGGTTGGCATTTAGATAAACCTGATTGTAAAGGGGAAGCTTTTACAAAAAAAGAAGCTTTGTGGGATTTAGCTTTAACTTATGAAAAAGAGAGGGTTAGCTGATGGAAGTTAATGATAAGCCATTGATGGCAAGTGAAATCATTGGTGCTTTGGGTCAGCCTAAGAGAGCCATTGCACATTTTAAAAGTGGATCTATTGCAGAGGGTAAGGCTAGAGAAACTCAGTCTATGCTTGTTAATGCACAGAAGTTTAAGGTCTCTAACAAGCTTATAGATCATGCAGGAGAGGCATCTATGTCTAAGCCTCATGTATTGCTTGAGATGATTAAAACTGCAATACCACCATTTAAAAATATGTTTATAGAATGGGATGAGCATTATCGTGTTCATCTTTTGAAAAATCTTTATCATAAATATTTGCCACAGTATGTAGGCAAGATAGAAGAGCCTAAAGATTATTTAGATCGTATCGGTTATCATATATATGAGTATGAACATCCAAGTGGGGATAGTTGGTATATGTATGATATGTGGTGCATGATTGATGGTAAGTGGTTTTGTTCTCCATTATCTTCCGTTGTTCGTAACGAAGAAGAATGGAATATGAATATTGCCTTTTCTAATTACGTTATGAAAGAGCAGGCATCAAGAGAACTTCCTACTGATACTCGAAACTTTATGATGGATTCAGAAGTGTTTATAAAAGAGGTTGCCCATCAAAGTATTAAGATCATTGGACATCCATATTCTTTGGCACATTTTAATGACAGTGATAAGTTGTTTAGGGCAAAGTCATTAGATCATAATCGTGATGAATATAAGTTAATGCTCGATATTTATTCTAGGTTTACTACTGTGCAAAGTAGAGCCATGCATTGGCTTATTCCAAAGCAAAAATTCAAGCAAGGTTGGGATAATGATGAGATGGCAGAACTTTCTAAAACTCACTTGCAATTAATTCAAGGTGGTGACGTTAGGTTTATCATTAGTGTGCTTTCTATCCTTAATTACGATTTAATCGTCAAGGAGACACAGAAACCTGCTGATCATAAGGTAAAGCACGTTAGGTTTGGAAGAAGTGTCCCTACGAATGAATATAGCCTTTTAAATATAGAGTTGCCTAAACCTAGAGGTAAGACTGTTTATGAAAAGATATTTACAGGTCAAGGCACTCCGAAGAAGTGGCATATGAGACGTGGGCATTGGAGACGTTATCGTGATAAGCATGGCAATATAACCAAAAGAATTTGGATTGATCAATGTGAAGCAGGTAGCAAAGAGCATGGTCAAAAGATTAAAGATTATAATTTACAAAAAAGTAGTTGACTATGCAATCAATACAATGTAACAATATCAATAACTATCATTTTTTATAGGAGCAAGTAGATGACAGTGGTTAAACTTAAGGGTGTTTTTAATGAACACAAATCAATAGTTGATAAGATTAAAAATCATATCAACATCGAGATGAAAGAATATAAGGAATATCTTAATTCTGATTATCAAGACAGTTTTCAAGATGCTTTATTTGAAGGCAGAAATGAGTATGCCGAAAGTTTACTTAAACAAATAGAAGAATGGGAGAACTCATAAATGACTGCATATAAACACAAGTTGCAAGGTGTGATGGAAGAGTTTTATTCATACCTTAATATTGATGGCATGACGAATGAGCAAGCTATCGTTAAGATTAAACAATCTCATGGCGAGCATTGGGAAGAATATGTTCGTGATGAGATCAAACGTGAGGAGCAAGAATATGGGGGAGTATGAGTGCATAGATTGTAATGAAATGTATCACTTGGATGAGCCACCTGAAGGCTATTCAATTTGTTGGGATTGTAGGGAGGAGAGGAAAAATGAGACCATTAGTGAAGAGAATTGATATGGCATTGCACATACAAGAGTTGTGTGCAGTTAATCATATAACAGTTAGTTATCAATCACTTGATGATGACATTCCAAACTATTATGCTAATCCTAGGAAAAAGCATATTCATATTAGACCAACTAAAAACACAGGTTATTATGTTTCTGCTTTGCATGAGATTGGACATATACTTGGAGATGATCAAACTTACAATAATACTGTAAAGGAGAGAGAAATTGGTGCATGGATTTGGGCAATGCTTAATGCAAAAGTTTGGACAGATACGGCAGATCGTGTCATGGCGAGTGCTTTATCGTCTTATGGTGTCACTCTTGAAGAAAGCACGGAGATCCAACAAAGATGGAATCCCTGCCACAGAGACGATGAAGAACAAATCGCAGTTTAATAAAATCTTTATGAAAAATCTCATAATGCACATCAACAATGCAACTCCCACAAGGGAGTTGTCTTTGTTTGAAAAGGTATATGTAAAGGTCGTTAAGCTATGTCGAAGATGATTGTTTACATATGTGTTATTTGGATCTCAGCCACAGAAAATAGTGACGGATTAACTCGTTGTATGTGGCATGAGAGCCAAGTCAAATATCAGAGTATAGAAGATTGTCAAGACGATTTGCAATACTCTATGGAGCTTCTAAGGATAAGAATACGTCAAGAGTTTGGTGGTGTGCCTGAGAAGATTTTTATTGAACCTAAGTGTACATTGAGGTCATAAATGATTGATATTAAGATCGGGGATTGCAGAGAAAAGCTGAAGGAATTACCGAACAATTTCTTTCATACAGTTATTACATCACCACCTTACTGGGGTTTACGAGACTATGGTACTGGCAAATGGATCGGAGGAGATCCAAATTGTTCGCATATTGCTGGTAAATCCCGTAATGATGCTGATCGGGAGTTTGGTACAAAAGAGACACTAACTGTGCAATATCGTGACGTTTGCAAGGATTGTGGTGCAGTTAGGGAAGATAATCAGATTGGTATGGAAGCCAGTCCTGAAGAGTATGTCCGTAAAATTGTTCGTACTTTTCAGGAAGTCAAACGGGTGTTGCGTGATGATGGAACTCTTTGGTTAAACCTAGGGGATAGCTATTCTAGTGGTGGCAGGACATCTACAACTAATCAAACTGTTAGAGGAGATAAGGATTACGGGGTTACTAGACCTCCCGTATCGGGCAGTATAAAGCCTAAAGACCTTGTAGGCATACCTTGGAGGGTAGCACTGGCACTTCAGGAGGATGGATGGTATCTCAGGCAGGATATTATATGGCACAAACCTAATCCTATGCCTGAAAGTGTGAAGGATAGATGCACGAAGGCACATGAGTATATATTCTTGTTATCCAAGTCAGAGCAATACTTTTTTGATAGTCATGCAATAAAAGAAGATGCAACTGGTTTTGATGGTCGTAAACAAACTAAACATTTAGGAAGTAAAAAGTATGATCCTGATACGTTTCCTGCACATCAGGGACACGAAAAATGGAACTATGATGAAAGTGGTAATCCAATAAGAAACAAAAGAAGTGTGTGGACTGTACCAGTTAAGCCCTACAATGAAGCCCATTTTGCAGTATTTCCAACTACTTTAATAGAACCAGCGATTCTTGCTGGGTGTCCTCCGAAGATTTGTTCGGAGTGTGGGACTCCATATGAACGGGACATGGTTACAGTCGAAGTGCCTGAACGGGAAACTAGGGACAATATGGTCGGTGTTATACCAAAAAGAGATAAAACCAGCCGTATGAATAGCAAAGATATGAAGTCACTGGTACAGGAAGACAGGGGGTTTACAAAGAATTGTTCGTGTTCAGGAAGCCAGATATCTGCTGGTCGGGTACTTGATCCATTCGGTGGGTCAGGTACGACTGCACTGGTAGCTGATCGACATGGCAGAGATGCTACCATTATCGAACTTAATCAGAAGTATGTGGATATAGCTGAAAACAGGCTAGGTTCAGATGCACCTTTATTTACAGAACTTAGGAGGGAGGTTGTAAATGAAAGCTAAAGCAAAGACCTGTTGCAACTGCAACGAAGAAATTGTTCGGGGTATGGCATTCCCATTAATGGAAAAAAGCATATGTATGAGTTGCTTTGTTCACTTTGGACTGGCACAAAAAATGGACATCAGTATGCTACATTATCAAAATTGCTCGGAGGAACACTGTTTTGACTGTGAATATGCCTTCATAAAAGCACTATGGGCATTGGACTATAAACAGACACAAATGGGCAACTGGTACAGGAGGACTCCAGACCCGAAAATTGTTCGGATTTATGATGATTTACTTACCAACATACCAACTTACTCGGTAAGTAGATTAGAGGGTAAGTTGTAAGTTGTTGATTTTACTAGATAAAATTATGTTACTTACATTGGTTACCAAACGGCTTGGTAAGTATTTTATGCCCTGTAAGTCATTGATTTTATTGAAACTTACCAACTTACCGAACTTCCCCCCCTATAGGGGGTATAGGGGGGTGGTAAGTAACCACCACCCCCTATCCCAAATAACGTAACGACAAGGAGTAAAAGCTGATGCCAAAAGTAGGCGAAAATTTACCACAAGAACAAAGATCAAAAGGGCTTAAAAGATTAACCCAGAAACAACAAGCTTTTCTGGATAACTTCATGCACAAGGATATGACACAGACTAACGCAGCTCGACAAGCTGGTTACAGTAATCCGTCAGTAGATGCAGTTAGGTTGCTCCGTAACGAAGTCGTGCAAGAACGATTTCAAGAGATGCAGGAGGAAAACAGAAGTCGGTTTGGTGTAACGATAGACAAGTCTGTAAGGGACTTGCTGAAGATCCGTAACGAGGCTTGGGAATCGGGAAAGTTTGGTGAAGCTATTCGGGCTGAAGAACTCCGTTTAAAGGCTACTGGATTGCTCGTAAACAAGGCTCATGTACTACATGAGAAAGTCGATAGCATGACGAAGGAAGAAATACTGGCTGAACTCCAGAATCTGCAACAAAAAGCACAGGATCGTATGAA